TAATTCAGCATATGCTAAACCACCTTGATAATCTACAGGACAATAGTAATCATATCCACTAACGTACTTTTTAACTATTTTTATTTCTGGTTCTTTACCGTTACCAAATCCAAATGCTGCTATGCGTTGAGGTTTATCTTTTGGTTTTATCTTTGTCCAATCTGGTGCATAATAGTAACCTTCTATCTCACCATCTTCATTACATTTTTCAGCACGTAGTGTTTGTCTTGGGAAGTGTTCTGCTTTATATACCTTATCATCTTTGTAAAGCACTTGAAAAGAACCTTCACCTAATAGTTTTAAATCTAATACAACCTTTTTTAAACAAGTGTTGCTTATAATAGATCGCATTGCAGCATACTCGTTTGTTTTAGTGTTGCTATCTAAAGCATCTAACCCTTTACCGTATATCATATTAGATACACCGTTTATAATAGCGTTGTTAGTTGTAGAATTAGTATAAAGTTGTATTAAATAAGAATAGTAATCATTATCCTCACCGTAGTTTACCCAATCTTTTTGTTTGTCCTCGCTTATTTTAGGGCGGTTGTAAGAAGCTAAATTTACTATGTGTAAGTTATCCATTATATTGTGATAAATTCGTTTGTAGTGCTATTAGAAGTATACTCACCGCTGTTTATTGTGTAAGCTGGTAAATCTGTTTGGTTTGTACAGTATATTTTATCCATAAATACAACTGAACTACCTGAAAGTATTTTAAGTGTGTAATAAATATCTTGTTTTACAGGAAACACCGCATTAAACCTATTGAAATATAAGTTTTGTGATATACTTGTTGTTGCTTGACTGTACACTTCTTTGTTTTGCGTTTCATCTGTTATCTTAACCGTGTAAGATGCGTTTGCAGTAAATTGTCTTGGTATAAAATCAATATTTTGTGCTGAACCACTTTCTTGTAATACTATCATATATATACAATAAAAAAGTATCAAATTTGTTATTATTAAAACAAAAAAAGGGCAGCATATTGCTACCCTTAATTTACCAAATAAAAACCCTATTAAGAATTTGTTCCTAAAGTAATTGTTACAGTTCCATCTAAACCAGCGTAGTCTACTACACTAAATGGGAAGTCTATATCTTTTGTATCAGAATCCATAAAGTTAGCAGGAGCAAGTTCTGTTGCTGCCATCGTTAATGTATATCCTGATAAATCACCCATTGCAGCACCTGTGGAAATTGTTCCACCTGTTACTTCTGCACCGTGTTCTAATCCCATCATAAACACATTACCATTATAATCCTCTACTGCAACGTGCGGTCTACCATAAGCCAACAGTTTTAACTCTTTATTATCTTCTTTAGTAAGTTTTTTCAAAGTTAATGTTAAAGTCTGCTCAACAAAAGTTGTACCATTTTCACGTGAAGAAGTAATAGCTTGTTCAAAGCTACTATTTCCTTTTAATTCGTACTTAAATGCTGTTAAACTACCAGAACTTCCTGTCATATTTGTAATTTCATCATTACTTAAAGTTACCGTACCTAAATCACCAAAATCTACGAAATAAACATTTTTTAATCCCCCTACAACATCTTTGCAAGGTTCTTTTCTACCAAGTGTTAAATCACAAGCCATAATCGTTAAAATTTTTTTTTAACTTATTGTAAATGAATAAGTTATTGTTATTTTTAATAAAAAAAGGTGAGTAGGCACTTATTGGCTTACCCACCTAATTTATTGGTTAATTATCTATTACGAATAAAGTACGATATCACTACCGATGCCATATTGTACACCTGCTGTAAATCTCATTACTACTCTTACATTCTGTGAACCATCAATATCAGCCATATCAATAACTTTTACTTCGTTATGGTCTGCTAAAAGACCTGTTCCAAAGAATAAGTTAGATTTTTCTGCTGCTACCATTGTGTTGTCAGCTAATCCATTTGCTACAGCAATCTTGATACCATCAAAAGATAAAGTACCACCTGTATACCATTGTGTACCATCAGCATTTATACCAGCAGCACCTACGTTAGTTGCAAATCCACCTAATGCTCTTACATATGCTCTTGCTACGTTTTGTGAAACATAGATGTACATATCTTCAGAAGTATAAAGTGAAGAACCGATAGCATCTACTACTGATCCAATTTGTGCTATAACGTTACCAGAAGTAACACCAGCAGCAGCCACATCAGTAACATCAGCATCAGCTAAAAGTAATTCTTTAAAACCACCAAACTGACCTGCTGTTGCAGCAGCACCATTCCAAATAGATTGTTCTGTACGTTGTGCAACTTTAGAAGCTACGTGTCCAATTAAAAAGTCAGCAAATGAAGGAGGTAAGCTATCAAAAGCACTATATCCCATTTGTACTGCTTCCCAATCGTTATGAAAGTCCGCTTTACATAGTTGTAAATTTACTTGCTGAAAATCAGGTTGTAAAATACGTTCTGTAAGCGTTAAAGTTGAAGTAGGATCAAAATCACAAGATGCATCTTTTACGATGTCATCACTTGCTACTTTTTTCATTACTTCTTTAAATTTAATGTTTGGCTTAATGGTAATTAATCCATTGTCCAAAGTTGAACCACTTAAAAGTGCAGCAGATATATATTGTCCTGCAAATTCACCAGCATAAGTAGTAGTTATAGAATTAGTTGTTGCCATTTTATTTTATTTATAAGTTTATTTATTAAGATTCACTTGCCCATACACCATCACCACCAGTTAAATACCAGTCAGTAAGTGCTACAGCTTTTAGTGAACACCAATCGCCTTTATTTGCAGTTGCTTTTGTGTTTATCCAATCTTTATTATCTACACCACCTGATGATATAGCAGCTACAGTACCGTGAATAGCATCTGTTGCAGCAGGTGAAATAGTAATAATGTTGTTACCATCAGCACCTGTATTACGGAATGTAAATTCCATTCCAATATTTTCAGATGTAATAGCTGGTAAAGACATTACTTTAGCATCTGTTGCTATGTTAAATTCAGTACCTGCTTTGTTTACAGGAATATCTTGAGTAGTAGTCAAAGTTTCTTGCTCTGATCTTGCTCTCAACACATCATTTGAAGTTGTTATTGTTGTTGACATTATTTATTTATTTAAAATTTGATATTTTATTTAAAACTCTATCTAATGTAGTATTCCCTCTTTTTTGTGAATACAGGTTTAAATTAGGTTTGTTTTCTTTTTCTGGGTTATGAGTAACCTTTTGTACTGGTTCGCTTAATTCTTCTTTTTCAGCGTAAACAGTCTTTGTAGTTGTTTCTTCTGATTTAACAGAATTTTCACCTACAGGTTCTTCAGCCATTTCTTCTTCTTTTTTAGGTAAAAGGATAGCTTTAATTTCTTCAACCATTTCTTTAACCTCTTGAAGTTCTTCTTTAGTAGCGTAATTCATTTCTTCTTTTTCAGCTTCTACTTCTTCTTCTTCAGGTGCTTCTTCAACTGCACCGATAGAAGCAATAATACCTTCTTCTTCTACAACTAAAGTTTCACCATCTATAAGTTTGTACTCGCCTACTGGTAGTGCTACTTTTTCATCTTCGGTAACAATAAAAACTTCTGCTCCAGCTTCAAAATTTTCACTTTCTATAATTGCACCGTTCTCAAGTTCAGCTTGTGCCAACTTTACTTCTACAGGTGCTTCGGATAATTCTACCCCAAGTACCTCTTTTACTTTGTTTAACATATCTGTTGCTTTCATATATATTACAATAAATTAGTAATTAGTTTGTTGTGTTTTTATAGAGGTTTACCGTATAAGGTTCTTAAAGATTTAGAATCTTGTTCTATTTTATATACTATATCTTGTGCCATACCTAACTCCTTAACATTTGTAAAATCAACTCCTAAATCAGCTAAAGCATCCATAGTAAATCCAATATCAGTATTTATTTCATCTGCTGAACTTTCTGTTGTTCGCAGAAATTGTTGCCATTCATTGTAGGCTTTTTCATAAACAATCCAAACCTTATTTATTTTGTTTTTTGCTTTGTCAATTTCAAGGTTTAATTTTTTAGCGTTTTTTAAAAGTGCTTGAGGCTTTCTTGCTGCTAATTCTACCTTTACAGTTTCTAACTCAACTTTGTTTTCACTTAACTTGGTAAGTATTCTTTTTACGTCTGGTTTCATATTAATAATATTTATTATAATCGTTGTTAATTTTTGTGCCTAATGATTTTAAATCATCTAATCCTTTAAAAGCATTTTGTAATAAACCATATTCTTTAGAAGCTGATGTACTTGCACCAAGTGATTTTAATATATCTTCTAATTCTTTCATTTCTTGCTTGATATCAAATTGCATATCAGACATATCGCCAATGCTACCTTTAAGTTCTCTACCTTGTAATACTAAATCATCAAAAGTTTTTTCAAATAATTTTAATTTAGAATCACTTTTATCTTGTATGCTTTCTGATTTATTCATTAATTTATTTGCAGAGTTAATAATTTGTGTAGATCGTGCCAAATCAACCTTTTGTGCAGAAAACTTTTGTAGTATCTCTTTTGTTTTTGAATCCATATTTATATAATAATATATTTAACTGTTTGTTATGTTTTTAGTTTGCTGCTTGACACGCTGCACAATCATTATATAATGTTACAGCACTAAAATGATGTCCGTGTGCGTTTTGGTCTTGACTTAATACGGTATAGCAACCATCGTGGTTATCGTGGTCTGCATTTATATAATATACATTGCCTACTACTAATTGTGTAGAACCGTAAAAGTGTTTTTTTTGGCTATGTCCACACTTTTGTACCCTATATCCGTATTCTCCTGCACTTGGTGTTTGTATTGTTGCTGTTACATTTCCTACGCCTTGCGCTTCAAAACTACCATCGCAACATTCTATAGAATATGTATCATCTTTACATAAGCAACCTCTACGACCTGATTGTGGACTTGGTATTCTACTCATTTATTCAGTACTAAATAATTGTTTTAGTTCTTCTATTTTAGCTTTAGCTATTTCTTCTTTACTCATTTTAGATTGTTTTATTGGTACACAATTAGGTACTTTTTTACCGTTTTTTATTTTAGTGCCTATCATTTCATATCCTGCTTCACAAGGTTCTTTCATTTCATCTTTTACAGGTTCGTTAGGTCTTTCTAATTTGTCAGCAAAGTAACCTTCTATTGAAAACCCTTTTACCTCACCTGCTTTTACTTTTTTCCAAACATCATCATTATTTACTTTCATAGATACCATCCAAGTACCAATAGGCACGTTTAAATCGTACATTCTACTTTTATCTTGTTCACTTTCTACTATCCAACTTTCTACAGCAGTTAAACCTTTAAGTTCTAATTGGTGTTCTAATGTTGAATTGCTTTGATTACCTTTTATAAAGAATAATTCACTTGCTTTTCTTACAGTTGCTTGACTAAAATATATATAATACTCTTGCTCACCGTTTGTACGGTAGATAGGTTTGTTAGGTATTAAAGCAGCACCCATAAGGATACGTTTTTCTTTATCTACTTCTGCAAGTTTAAACTCTTGGTTTTTAAGTGCTATAAAATTTTCTTCTATTGCTGGGTTTTCTACTACTGATATTGCTTCAATTCCAGAAACCTCATCATTTTCATCTATAAAAAGTTCTACTATGTCCATATTAATACAATAATTATTTATCTATTTTGTTATCCTATTGAAGCACCTTCTACTATATTACGTTCTAATGCTTGTGCGTTAGTTACTTCATTACTTACTACAAATGCTTTTATAGGTTTTTCTTCTTGTTCACCTATTGCTTGTGCTAATTGGTTTTCTGGTGCTGCTCCTACAATATTAAATGATGGAGGTGCTGGTGTAGATGCTGCACCTCCTGCTCCGCCACCACCCATTTGTGATGCTGAACCTTTAGCAGCACTTACTGCTGATTTAATTGCCATAATTATACCTGCTGCTTGTATTGCAAATGCAGCTAATAAAGGTATATTTTGTGGAAACCCTACTTTAGCTGTACCTGATGCACCTTTTGCTACATCTACAGAAGCTTCACTTGCTTTTAGTGTTATTCTTTGCAATGTTGCTTTAGCTTCCATTATTTGTTCTTTAATTAACATAGCTTGTTTAGCAATAAATAACGCTCTACCTAATTTTGTTTCTGCTCCTGCTGCATCTATTACAGCATCTAAAGCATCATTAACAGCTTGTTTCTTTTGTTCTTCTAATTCTATTTCTTTTTCAAGTAGTTCAATTTTTTGTTCACCTGCTTCACGTTCTAAAGAAATACGGTTTATTAATTGTTCAGATCTAAAACCTTCTATTTGTGCAAGTACTGCTGCTCTTTCATTTAATGCTTCTTGTAAAGCAATAGCATTTTCTTGATTTTGGTTTTTATCAAATTCTGCTTGTGCTGCTTTAATTGTTATATCAACATTTTGAAGCATTTTTTCACTTTGCTCATCAAGTATTTCTCCTAACTTATTGTTGGCAGCAATACGTTCTTCAATGGTTTTACTTTCATCATCTCTTATTTGTCTTTGTTGTTCTGCTTGTCTATCGTACTTTTCTATTAACCCTTGATTAATAACATTTGCTAATTCAGCTTGTTTATTTAAATCTACAGTATCTCTTGCTGCTTTTACAGTTGATTTAGCATATTCAGTTATTCCATTTACTGCTGTTTTTACAGATTCAGTTATTTTTTCAAACCCACCATCTTCTCCTGTTACTATATCAAATAATTCTTTTGATGCTTGTTTAGCAGTAAGTGCTGCACCAGCAAAATCACCTGCAAAAAACTTAATAGCTGCTTTACCAAATAAACCTAATGCTTCTAACCCTTGTTTTAATCTATCTATAATACCTTGTTTAATAGATGAACCAAAATTTTTAATTGATTGTACAGGATCATCAAAAATACCTTTAAAATAATCTATAACAGTACCAACGTTTGCATCAAGGAATTTAAAAAAGTCATTAAAAGCTAAACTTAATGCTTCAAAAGCAGTACTAAAAGCATCTGTTACTTTTTGGTTTTCATTAAATACTTCTGCAAGTTTAGAAAATGCTGCAATAGCTAAACCAATACCAGCAGCTTTAATGGCAGTACCAATACCTTTTACACCTTTAGAAACACCGCTTGTTGTGTCTTTAACATCTTCAAGGTTGTCATCTATGCGTTGTACACTTTTTGCTACACCATCTAAATCTTTTTGAGCCTTGTCTACTTTAGCTTTTTACCCATAGCTATATCCATATATTGTCCGTTCCATTTTTCGCTTCTTGCAAATTCTAATAAATCTAATATATTCTGTATCATATCTTTTTGTTTATGAGGTGCTTTGTAAATCTGCAACTGTAAACGCTAATCCTAAAGAACCTCCACTAACAATAGTTCCTGTAACTGTACCACCTTTAATCATTACAATAGGATATGCGTTTAAATACATATGGTATTTTACAAAGGCATTAGTTTTATTGCTAAAATTAAATACAGCAGAAAAATCTGCACCAAATCTATCTATTGCTTTGAATGTATGTGATACAGCATAATAAGTGCCTGCTGTTGGATTAGCAACACTTGACAACCATTCAACTATTTCTTTAACTGCTGTTTCGTTTGGTTGTATAACATTTCCGATTATAATTCCATCTTGGTCTTCGCCACCATATAACGTAAAGTTGCCTTTTCTTAAGTTATGCTGTGGCGAACCTGCACTCATATATCCTGCTGTACCAACTATACCATAAAGGTTTTCACCACTTGCATTGTTGTATTGAGTTACTGCTGATGGTACTGTAGATGCAGTTACAACACTACTTATTGCATCTGCTTTATCGTTTTGTACATCGGTGTTAGTTCTCGCATAGAATCTATAATAAAGTATTGCAGGATGTGTTAAACCTGCTTTCTTATAAGTACTGTTTACTGATAAATTGTTATCTAATA